ATTCAATATCGCGTCGACGCTGCTCTGCCTGTTGCCGCCTGGCTTCAGATTTAATAACATAAGGAAGTTGAATAATCAAATCCAACTTTCCAGAACTGGATTGCTCATCAACCACATCGAGCAGGTTCAACTTTCTAATGAGCCGCTGAAGCGTCGAATTTGGCTCATTCATGACCGAGTAGAAGGGATTCTCGACAATACCTGTGAATCTTTTCAGGACTATAATCTCTTCTCGGCGGCCCGTGTTTTCGTTGAACAACATCACCCGAACTCGATCCGGGAACCATTGGGTAATTGTGCCTACACGCATGGTTTTAATATCGAAACTTGATGATTGCGAAGGGTTTATAGTTGTGTCAACTGGAACAATGGCTATTACACCTCGATCGAGCAATGTTAGCACGATATCCTGACGGAATTGTTTAGCCGCTTGATCGATGTTAGCTTCGACCGTGAGACATCGATTTAATCCACTATCCACGTCATCTATATAATAACCGTTATCGTCTAAACGAACATGTCGGATCGAGTGCTCAGATACATCTATAGCCAGCCTTGTATAGATGGCAGAAATAATAGATCGCTCATTAGACCAAGTTAATTTTGCTCGATCTGGTCTAGTCCCATAACTCGTCCCGTAATCATAATTTAGACGATTATTGTCAAGATTGAGGAATGCATTAAAAGCATGCATCAATCGATCTCTTAAGCCCATTTCACCTCCCTCCTACTCGAATGCTTCTTTGTTAGCTTTGTACGCAACGTATGCGTCCATTAATGCCGCGACATTATCTATCTTTTCCTCTTGTCGCCTCTTTAGAAGCTTTCGGTTACCATTAGTATCCTCAAGTGTTATTGCATTGCCCATCGTGAAAGCCATCAATCCTTCATCGAATATAAGCATGCGCTCACCACTGAGGATCTTCAATTCCCCTAACGGAACCGACTCTGTTCGAGCTCCCTGTATAACCTTTTCGATACCGAAGGGTCCATTCTCCATTTCCCAGCGAGTAACAAACTCCTTGGCATTGTATGGGTCAAATCCAAGAGCTCGAACATCATACTCCATGCTTTGAATAAAATCATCAAGGTCATCGTAAACCTCCATCATGTCCAGAACACTGCCTTCTAGTACATGGAGGCTTCCTTCTCTGACAAATTCGTCATATTTGTGACGAAGAGCACCAGGAAGTTTCATCAAAGTTAGAGTGGATATATAACTACGAGTTTTGATCCCGAATTTCCCTCTATCGAGTGGGAAAAGGAAAGTGAATGCACAGAAGTCATCACCCTGAGACAGGTCTGCACCCATTGCACAGGGCATCCCTTCGAAACTGATTCGGCGATGAACCAATGTTTCTTCGTAGGTGAAGAAATAAGTATAACCCTCCATCGGTATACCGAATCGTTTAGCTAGGATATCATTTCGGGAAGCGGGGGCTTTCTCGGCACGCTCAACATCCAACTGATAAGTCTCATAGGAAACTGTTTTCCCAATATTAGGCTGTGCTTTAACCCATTTTGTTGGATCTCCGACTTCCTCAAGTTCATCTAATTTATAATGCCAGATAGAAACATGCGGTGCGTCATATTCTCCTTTGAGAATAGCAGCCAATTCCATTTTAATCGTATCGCCCGAACCGTTTCGAACGGTTCCCTCAGAACTAATAGCAATGATTAAGTAATCATCAAGCTTAGAAGCTCCTTGTTCAATGGCTCCTACCACATCCTCGCGGATATCTCCTGAAAGCCACTCGTCAATTGTGGAAATCTTAGGGCGGAGCCCTTGAAGTTTATTAATTGACATTGGTCGAACTTCAAGAAGACTACCAGTTTTTGCCTAAGAGCTCTGTTTCCAGTCGTATTCTGCATAGATCCCTCGGTGAGGAACCTAAATAATGGACCTCTAGCTCGAGTAATGGCAGTCCTGAGTGGACCCATTACTTCTTCGGCTTGTTTCATTGTAGGTGCGGTAGTAATCTGATGAGTCGTAGAAGTATCAACATTTAGAAAATATGCTTGAATACATTCTGCATACATCGATTTTGCGCCACCGCGGGCCACAATAAGGAATTGTTTTGTAATCAATCGTTTCTTTACTACTTTTGTGACGTACCCTCCGTTTTTCCCATCTGGCCCTGGTTCATAAACCTGTCTCTCGACAAAGTAATACCAGCCAAATACCTGCTCGGCCCATAATTTGAACGAAGGCAATAGATGAAGATCCGTACCATCTGTGAGAGTCAATTCGCATTCGCAGAATAATATAAAACCTTCAACTTTCGATTCGTCGTACCAGATGTTGGGGTTGGCGATGAGCGCATCGATACGGTTCATTTCCATCGAGATTTCTCGATTTACCGGAATTTGTCCACGAAGAACTAGATCTCTAAATTCATTGTAGTACTTTGGGACTGCCGTATTCGATAGATTCATCACCAACCCCCTCTCTACTTCTTAGAGGTCCTCTTCGAAACCTCTTTTGAGACGACCTCCTTTGCCACCGAAGTGACCTGCTGCTTCCCAACATCTAGGAGTACGCTTGATATGAATCTAACAGCAACGTTTCGTTCATTTGTGCGGAGCCTACTCCATTGTTGCTCCAACTGCATTCTATTTATAGCATCCTGAAGTTCAGCATTGGTCAATGCTTTCTTTCCAGAACGCTTTGCCTTCTTGTTGATCTGCGTCTTTCGAACGGACTCAATTGATGGGGGAGATTTTGATGCTCTACCACTTGGGCGATTGCGAACGCCCCATTTCATACCCTTGACACCGAAGTGCTCGAGCGCATTGTCAAGGGTAAACGTTAGGGTGTTGGTATCACCGGATCCACCCATGCCGTCTCCTCTCTGCGAACATTCAAGCGCCACTCGAGCTCGGTGAGTTGCTTTTGAATAGCTTCAACCAAGTATGAAGTGGTCGGAGGATCGAAAAGAAGCCTAACTCTAAGATAGATGTATGATTTTACCGAATTCAGTCGAGGATCATTGCTTAGGAAGGCATCCCAAGTAGTATTTGAATCCTCAATAGAAAATCCTTCGGCCGGACCGAGTCCAAGTTGATGAAGAGTAGCAAATGCTGAGTTTATATGCATAAGGACATCTTCATCAAAGACCGTGTAATCTTCTGTTAGACCTAAGACCTTCTTAGTACTTTCGAGGATGCTGGAAATCACCCAATCGCCTCCCTAAATTGATCCCATTTTGACAGGATCTAGCTAAGCTGGCGATTGACTTCCGCCTGGACAGCATGGACATCATAACCAGCGGCAGCTAGGCGACGTTGGCGATCCGTACCGTTTCCCCACTGACCCCTGATGACCTGCTGAGCAATCGCATAGAGCGAAAGACGCACCGGAGTAGCGGGAGATCCAGAATGCAGACCAAGCTTCCTATTGACTTCGGCCTGAACATCTGCAGCGTTGTATCCAGCAGCAACAAGTCGATGAGCTCGATTGGGATTATTTCCCCAGTCGCCGCGGATCACCTCATCAGCGATCTCTGAGATGGACTTCTTCGTCGAAGGCGTCTCTGATCTACCAGACAACTTCGCATTCACCGCTTCTTGAACAGCGGCAGCATCATAACCAGCGTTGGTCAAGCGACTACGACGCTCATCTCCATTGCCCCAATTACCAGCGATAACTTCGTCGACGATCTGAGTCACAGACTTCTGCGAAGTTCCAGATGGCGTCGTTCCAGTTCCAGAGAAGAACTCGTACCAACGAGTGACCTCCGAAACCATCCTGCCTCGAATCGAATCAATGAATGGACCAGCACAGGTGGTTGGCTTCCAATCATGATGCACGTGCACGTTCTCGCGAGTGGGGCGAATTCCCATCACCTTTGCGAACAACCAACCACCGAGACGGCAGGCTTCACGCCAAGTGACTTCGGAAACCTGCCAATCGGGCGACAAGGTTGAGTTCGCCATCTCAATGTGGATCGACTTCTGGTTTCCCTCAGTGTTGCCGCAAGCCCAGGCATACTCATTCATCTTGACATACTGACCAACCCTGGCCTGAGCATCGACCTGAAACTGAGCCGATGCAGGTCGAGTCTTCCAAACCTCAAGAATCCCATCTAGCGAGAGACGACCACCATTGTGATGGAAAGTAATGGAATCCTTGCGATAAGCAGTATGTGTCACATGCCCTGTTGCATTCAACCGATCAATGTAATCGGCTACCGGCTTGTCATACGAAATAACAGCACCCATCAGCTCTTGCCCTCCTTCTCCACCCCGTCGGTGGCGTACGAGTTGAAATCGGAATCCGGAAGATCCCCATCACCCTTGCCGTCCTGCGTATCGCGCTGTAGTGCCATCGCAACATCGGAATCGTCATGGTTCTCCGGAGTGGTGCTAGATCCAGAGTTGTCAACCTGAGTCATCTCTACGGCCGACTCTGGGGTCGAATCGACCGGCTGAGCGGACTGCTGATTGTCAGGCGCAGCGTCGGTCGACTGAGCATCAGGATTGGTGTTTTCCTCGGTCACGATCTTCTCCTTCTCCACAATTGTGTATCGCCTGGTTTGCGTTCAACAAAAGGTTTGGGTAGTAAACTCTTATCCCCATAGTGTATTGCGTTATGTGTCTGATGTGTTGTGCAAATAAGATGTTCTAGATCTATCGCGTTTGGGCTTCCTCGAAGGATATCGTCTTGAATCATGGGATTCATATGATGAATAACAAGCCTATTATGAATTTCATAACCGGGCATTGCTAGATCGCATCCATTATCTCTTACAATGACATCTCTTCTTATTTCCTGCCATTGGGTCGAATGATAGAATCTTTGGTTTATCCATCGATCGAACCCAAATGTTGGCCTCCCAACAATTCCTCCGAGAACCAGGTATTCAAATCTCTCCTCGAAAGTTTTTAGTCTGATGAGTTCTCTATATGTTCTAATCATCGTACTCATCGTACTGCTGCGGAGGTGGCTCACCATTGTAAGCTCGCATAGAATCCAAAGCTTGGGAATATAGCTCTTCAGTTCTTTGTTGCGATGCTATAGCAGCTTGTTTAAATTCAAGCAAAGCGGTTTCATGCCTCAATCGATCTTGTTCCAGCCGCTCTCTAGATGATCCAAGCTTAAGGTAATGAGTAATCACCTGAGCTGAGGCCGTTCCTTCTCTGAGTTGACGTTCCGCGGCATCAATTGCCAGCGAAATCATCTGACTTTCTCTTCCCTCTGGAGTTATTGCTGGAGGTCTAGAGGTTCTACTCGACTTAGGCCCGCTTGTTCTCCGACTTGCCAAGGTTCCGACCTCCTCTCAGCAACTTCTCTCTCGGC